CCAAAAAATCAAAATCTATCACAGAATTGTAAGTATTCTAAGTGTTCGGGTATTGTCTTTTTTCTTGATTTTTGGAATTGTTATTGTCAGGATTCCGTAATCAAGAGTGCTTGATATCTTTTCAATGTCGCAGGTTTCGTCAAGCTCATATTCAAATGACAGATCAGGATTGACAAACGGCTGCTCAATGACGACATTGGTGAGTTTCATAGTAAGCACATTGTCTCTAACAGCAAGAAAGATGTTGTCTTTGCTCACGCCAGGAACAAGAATCTTTATTTCTTTGCATGTTTCAGTGTCAGCAACATGTGTGTTTGCTCTCTTGCTTGAGCACGCGCATTCTTTCTTTTGCGGCATGTTGCTGCATTTGCATGTTTTCTGCTCAGTTTCTTTTTTCTCTTCGATCTTGAAGTATTTGGGGTATGCTTCATATATCTTGTCGCAGATATCATCAATGTGGTGAATTGCATCTTCACCAAAATCATCAATTTCTGACATGATGTCTGTTGTAATCAGAAGTATGTCCAAGAAATCTATTTTGGAACATTTTTCTACAATCTGTTTCAACACCATTTCAACGATGTCTTCTTTATTTTTTCTCATATATTTTATTTTATGTTATAGATGTTTTTGTGTTTTTTGTAGCCTATCTCTGTTAGCATCTTTTCGTATTCTTCACAGCATTTCGCGTATCTCTTTGCTGTTTCAGAAGGCTTTCTCTGCGGGTCACAGCTGTTTGATATGTAGTCATCTGACAGATAAGCCACATATATGTATCCAACTGCTGGTATGTATGTCTCTACAAATGAATGACTTACTACCGGCCATATTGTGTCATCACTCACTCGTGTGTCGGCTATGAATGTGAATCTTCCGTCTCGCATCACTTTTTTAGAGATGATTTTTGGATGCATTGCCGCTTTGAATGGATGTAGACTTCTGTAGACATCTTGGCTTCTTTCAAACGTGTAAGTAAGTGGCCCGACTTTCAGGCTATTCGTTTCTTCACATTTCTCACCTCCAAAGAACGTAAGCAGATTCGTGTACACTCGTCCATTGCTGTATGAGACACTTGTGTATTTAGTACTGAACATTTCTGTGTCAGGGAATTCTTTATATGCTCTTTGCACATGACAAAGTATGTTTGAACCAAGCCAGTCGTCATGATCCAGAAACACTACGAAATCGTCATCATCTTTGCTGTATGAGAACCCAAGCATTTTCATCGCGCCTGGACGATTCTTGTCTTTTTCAGGATAGACAATTTTCAATTTGTTCAGTCTTGGCGCATAAAACTGCAATGTCTTTGAACTATCAAACAGTTCTTCTACTGCTGTCTTGAAATATCTGTCTTCACTTGCGTCGACCACAACGAACTCAAAGTCATCTATCCACTGCGAAAACACACTGAGCAGCGTGTTGTGAAGCATCGGAGGCCGTTTGTGAGTTGGCATTATCACAGAAATCATACAGCAAGCTTTTGTTATTTATACCAGTGGCGTGTCGTAGACATTCACTTTGCCAAACAAGTTTTTGAACTCAGCAACACGGTCCATCTCATCACAGTGCGTTAACTCAATTTCATATTTGACTTTATTGTCTGCGTTATGTTCGACTCGAGTCTTCAATTTGTTCAAATCAAGCTTTCCGAACCGGAAATCACCCTGTGCATCATTGAAATGGTTCGTCCTGTCTTCATTCACATGTTCTGACAGTTCGCATCTCAATGACTCGTCACTTATGTTCCCGTCACCGTGTCTTGTTAGATAAGGTCTTGTGACATAATGCGCAGTGACGTCAATCTTGTCATCAAGACTTTTTAGCATCTGCATCGCATACAATATGCCAGTGTTAGATGGCGTCGTGTCATAAGTGTTTTCGCCAGTGTCGCATAGCAGCAGTCCCTGCCCGTTTTCAAATATGAGGTTTTCGTATGACAGCTTTGCTGCTTGTCTGAATTCCACAGGCTTTGCAGTTTTTGCAAGCGTTTCACAGTCATTTATGAAATGGCCGGCAAGTGTTTCGGAATTCCAGATGTCCTTCCATTCTTTCGTTATCTCCAAATCCGTTTTCTCATAATATTGTTTTATTTTTTCAAGATAAAGTCTTTTGTTTTCTGACGCGATGAAGTTGTCCAAAGTCATGCATTCCATTTCGTGATGTCTCTTTATAGTCGTCCATATTCCCATTCTGCAAGAAGCATGTCTGTTTCTTTTCTGCTCATCAATTGAGTTAGCAATCATGTCGTATGGGGTGCTCCACCTGCAAAGCGGGTCACGATAAATGTGATGAGGCTTCACGATAAGTTCGTTGTATTCTTTGACAAACTGCATCGGGTTGAGAATGAAATAACGCGAATAATAGTTGTCGGCATTGTAATAAGTGCCAGATCCAAAATGCTGGAATGTGATGCTGCCATCTTTTGTCAGTATGGAATGTCCTCTTTGTGCACCACCGTTCGTCAGCACATTGAGCACATTGTCACATTGTTTTGTGTAATTGGCAACTACTGTAGCTTTGCCTTCATCGCCGTAATTTGCTCCAACTATTATTCGCGCTTTCATAACAATTAGATTACCAAGATATTTCACCATTCTCGTTGATGGCATTCATTTCAGGCATTTCTGATGAACCGTTCTTCATCAGTGAATTGTCGATGCATTCCTCAATCTTTGCTGAAAGCTCATTGATTGTGGAGACTTTGAAATTCTGGCCAAGAAGTTTTCCGAACGAGTTCTTGATTTCGTTCCGGTATGATGCATAACAACTTGAACGGTCATCGATCGCAATGTGGTAGATGTCAAAATTCTTTGATGCTTCTTCATACAGCTTGTCTGTTTCGATATCTGCTTGTTCAGTGCAGTTGGCTGCTTCGTTCAGCTCTTGCACCGGCAGATACGGGTTGAGAGGCTCATCACCCATAGTGATGATGATTCCCTTGCGTCCTTGCTTTTCGATGCGGTCGAGCTTTGTCCGTTTCAGTCCCATGTACCAAGCAGCAGTGTAGCTTTCATATGAGTTGCCACCACCACCGTGTTCCATATAGATTTTGTCCACAGCTTCAGCAATTCTCACATCAGATTCAAACTGTGACATCTGGATTGGTGCGTCATCGTAAGCAAGGTCACCGATTCCCATCACACAAAACTCGATGTCTTTGTACTTCTTGTACAAGTTTGTCATGATGACGTTGAGCGCTTCAGCAGTCTCTTTGCAGGCGCTTCCCATAGAACCGGTCACATCAAGGCCAAGGATGATTGGCACAGTGTTGGGATGCTCATCACTGTCCACACATTCACGAATCATGAAATGCTTCGGATCAAGTGACGGGTCAATGTGAGACTGGTGGAACACTTGTCCGGTGACTCTTCCAGTTGTTGCTGAATACAGTTTTCCAGATGTGCTTGCATATGCACTATATGAAGCTGTTGTCCATGAACCACTTCCCATTGTTTACTCCTTTCTTGCTTTTTTGGTTTTCTTGACCAGCTTGGCTTCCAGGTCCTCTCCCTCGTCTTCTTCGAAATCGGCTTCGTCAACTTCGTCTTCTTCATCAATGTCTTCACTGAAGTCAAACATCCCGTCAAACGGGTTGGACATTCCGCCGCCCATCATCATTGACATAGCCATCATCTGGCCAAGACCACTTTTGTCGCCGTTGCCGCCCATCATCTGGGAGAACATCATCATCTTCATGATGTTGCCGAGTCCTTTTCCTTTCTTGAATGAGTTGCCGAACATGGAGACGATTTTTCCATAGAAATAGACACTGCCCATGAAGATGTGTCTTTCGGGAACGACTTGACGAATCTCAGAATTCTCGTAGTCAATCACACTGATGACTTTCTTGTTTGCTTCAATGACGCATTTCGGCTTGCCGTCGACAAGAATGATGTCACCCACTTGGACTTTGTTGGTTGGAATCACGAAGAACATCTCGTCACCAATGTTGAAGCAGAAGTTCGTCACATTAGTGAGAGTGCCCTTTGACACATTGTAAGTTTTGTAGCCTTTGCTGCACTTGACAGCAATGTTGCCGTTCATTGTGATGCGGCACATTCCGGGAGCTACCTTCCCGAACAATCCGTTGAATGAATTTTGAATGTTCTCAAACATGACTTGTAAAATTTATAAAGTTAATGTTAGAAGCTGAACACTGCGATGTGCTCGCCTTCGATGAATTTGTCTAAAATGTTCTTGATGTATTTTTCTTTGTTTGGCTCGTCTACATATTCGTCTAGTATGCGAAGAAGCTCGATTCTTTCTGAAACAATTGGATGACATATCATCATGTCATAGTCTTGCTCATACTGCTCATTCAAGCAGTCATCTACTTCAGAAACAGCTTCCGGATAGTGGTACACTGCTTTGATAGTGTAATGCTTGAACGGAAGTTCATTGTAGGGAAGATACACGCGTTCTTTCGTGTTCACATTTTCATAAACCATAAACCCTTCAGCCAAGCCTTGCGGTATGAGGATTCTTGTGTAACCGCCATAGACATCAAAGTCAAACTGCTCTTTGACTTTTTCCCAGTCGATTTTTTTCAGATCTTCTTCTGACGCCATGTCGACAACCCATTGCGGGAAGCCGAGATCGTCAAAGACGATTTCGTCGTTTTCATCGAAAGAATATAATGTGAACTTGTTGTGCTTCACAGCAGATCCACACTCTTTTTCGATGTCTTCTTTTTTTCCGAATTTGAGAATCTTTATGTCCATATTTTTAAGTTACAATTTAATATAACAAAAACTATTCTGCTTTTCACTTGTCCAAAAAAGTTTTTTCGTACCATTCACGACACTCTTTCCCATAGTTGTCTTCAATGCACTGTATCAATGAACCATAGAATTTGTATTTGCGCAACATGTAGTCATACATTTTTATGGTGTCAACTTGATCTTTCCCGCGCACTGCACTGTATCCGTCGTGCCGGTATCGTTCGAAGTTCAGATTGAAATACTCTTTGAATTTCTTTGCTATATTCTCGTCTATCACCATAATGAATCGCTTTTGCTGTCATTGACAGCGTTTATGTTCTCTGAAGGCTTGTGCTGCACCACATTCTTGTACAAGCTGACTGCATCTGGAAGCATTATTGGCTCATTGCTGTCTTCTGTGTATATGTAGTTAGTCTCTCTTATCCTCATCTTCTTGTAGTCGATTGACATTTCAATCTTTGTGTTCTTTCCCTCGCCGTCTCTTATCTTGAGGATTTTTATTCTGTACTTTCCGTCAAGCCTCATGTCCGCATCTTGTATGATGCCGAACATCGTGTCTGCGGTGTGGACAAGTCCAGCTGACTCAGCAATGTTGCCCATAGTGATGTCACTGGAATCAAACGCGCTTCTGTTTGTCTGTGTCGCTGTGACAATCAAGCATTCTTGCCGGACTGCGATTGCACGCAAGTCTTCTGATATCTGCTTGATGTTGATGTACATGTCGTTGGCATTCTTGTTCCTGTAGTTTGCCATGATGTTGATATAGTCAATCACGACGACATGCACTTTGAAGCCTTGTATCTCTTGTATTTTCTTGATGTAGTTTTCTACATCAATTGTCGTGCAGCAAGATGTAGGATATTCTCTGATGAACAGTTTGCCAAGTGGAGTGATGTTCCTGTTTCTTATGTCATGAAGCTTCTTGCTCATCTTGTCGATGTCAATGGACTCACGGTCATAAGTGTCGATGTTGATGTCAAGCATGTTGGCACCCATTCTCTTGATGACTTTCTTTGCTGACATCTCACAAGTGATGAACAGCACATTCTTTCCCGCGAGAACAAAGTTGACTGCGTCATTGCAAAGAAATATGCTGTTGTGGCTAAGCAGTCCGTTCGTGTAATAACGGTGGTTGTCATCATCGACTTCAATGTCGTACATGTTTTCTTGAACGCCAGTATTCTCCACAGAAACGACAAGTTCAGGCCCGTCTTTTGTCTGTATATAGTCAGGCCGAGAATCTTTGTTGAGGTCTTTTGCGAAAACCTCATCGTATTCGGTGTCAAACAATATGTGAGTGTCTGCACATCTCAATGTCTTGCCTGATTCTGTGGAAACTTTCCACACATCATACTTGACAGTCTTGCCGATTGCCTTTATGGGAGAGAAACCATGGTCGGTTTCGATCTCCCAGTCAGACACATCAAATTTGTCTATGAATTTTCTATACGGTTGGTTTACTGCCATTGTTGCTTCTGTTTTTTCCGATATGGTACCCGTCGCAGAACAAGCACTTGTAGTATGAAAAGTGAGTGTTGTGTTTCTTTCCCATTTTTTCTGCAGCTTTTCTTGCTCCTTCAATTGTGTTGAACATCACTTTTGGCTGGTGGCTATGCTGGTTTATATGTGAGTTTATAGAAAACGCACCCCAAGCATTGCGTGTCACGAAAAAGTTTCTGAACGCTGTTTTGCGCTTGCATTGGTCTTTGAACCATATCCAGAAATTCTTGAATTTTGTTTTTGCCATTTTATACTCCTGTACTTCCAAAACCACCTGCGCCTCTTTCAGTGTCGCCTGGTTTTTCATTTAGTTCATTCAATGTTGGCTTGTAATACGGTATGAGAATGAACTGCGTGATTTTCATTCCTGGAGTTATGGTTACCGGTTCGGTTCCTGTGTTAATCATGTGTGCATGTATTTCACCGCGATAGTCAGAGTCAACTACACAAGCGCCCACAACAAGTTTTTTCTTCGTCGCGATTCCAGATTTGTTGAAAGCGATTAAAGCGAGTCCGGGTGCGAATTCCGTTATGATTCCCAGATTTATCTTGATGTCTTTCTGCGGGTCAACTACTGTCTCTTCAAAGTCATTCGGCACGAAGAAATCGATTCCTGCAGAACCACAAGTTCCGATTTCAGGCGACTTCACATCTTTTGTCTTGTAGAAGTTAAGCGGAGTCTTGTTCAGCATTGGAGCAATACTGACTGCTGTTTCTTTGGCATTTTGCTCATTGATGTAGTTGTTCATTCCGCCAAGGTAAGCCACGGCATCAAGCAGGTTGTCCTCTTTGTGGTTGTATGACTCTCTAGAAAGTTTCAAAGCCACCAGTGCGAGATACATGTCTTCAGGCTGCAGCTTAGCAGTCTTTGACGCGTTGTTGAAGATTTGAGTCGCTTTCACCATGCCTTCACCGAACGGTCCGTACATGCGGTCTTTCTCTTCTGACCGCTCATTCACGATTCTGTTTGCTTCTTCTAATATATTCATAATTGTTTATATTTAATATTAGTACTCTTGCTCATCAATCAAGTTCAAGTTGTCTTCAATCTCTGCGACAAGTGTACCAATGTTGCTTCGCAAAGCTTCTTTTCTTGAACGGATTTGCTTGATTGTTTTTTCTGTTTCATTCAGATATGACTCTGGAAACATTGACTCGAAGTTTTTGAGTTCTTTCTTGTTTGCTTTCAAGACAGCTCTCTGGCGTGCGATTGTCTTGCCGAAGTCCTCATCAAACGTGTCTTCTTTGCTGCAGCGAGCAATGCCGACGAACACATCAGACATGATTCTACTTCTCACAGTGAGCACACAAGTGACGACACCTTTCTCTTTGTTTACTTTGTAATTGTACGTTCTCATATTATTGATGTTTAAGTTAAAAAATGGAAATGTCTTTCATAGACGTGCAATGAACCTGAATTCCACTCGACGGGATCGCATATTATATTCCCGTAAGTAGAATACAAGTCTTTAGCTAAGTGGTCTCTAACCCATTTG